GCGTTCGGGTTTTTGACCGCGTGTCGGTTTCTGTGTTTCCGTTCGTGCGGATTGGCGAAGATTTAGTTTCTCCCGACGATTCCGCTTGCGGTTCGGTTTCGGAAGTTTTTTCAACGGTTCGCGCTTATTCGCGCCGGCCCGGCCTGGTCGAAGTCAAACAAATAGCCGCCGTCTTGCAAGACTTGCTCGACATGCGCACGGGCGACCTTGATGTCGACGGATTCCGTTTAGTTGTCGGAAATTGCGAGGGCGTAAGCTTCGAACGTCACGCCGACGGCCTCACGACGCAAGCTATCGTGAGTTTTCGTTATCGTATGGCGCCCGTTGCTAGGTCGCGCGATTATGCGGCCGCCGGCACGCTCGGCGACCTGGTCGGCGCCGCCTCGGCCGCCATAAGGATCACCGCGTCGGGCGACGTCACGCTCGGCGACCTGGTCGGCGCTGGTGACGTTATGGGCGCGCCATTGCCTGCCGAACTGGTGGGCTCGGGCACGCTCGGCGAATTGACGGGCACGGCCTCGGCCGTTCTGCTGATATCGGCCTCGGGCGACGTCACGCTCGGCGAACTGGTGGGCGCGGGCGCGATAGAATCTCTGGCAGGCTTCCGCGGCGCGGGCACGCTCGGCGACCTGGTCGGCGCCGCCTCGGCCGCCGTAAGGATCACGGCGTCGGGCGACGTCACGCTCGGCGAACTGGTCGGCGCTGCGGCTATCGCTGGCCAGCCGGCGGCCGAACTGGTCGGCGAAGGCGCGCTCGGCGAATTGACGGGCTCGGCCTCGGCGGCCGTAAAAATCAAGGCGACCGCCTCGGCGACGCTCGGCGACCTGGTCGGCGCCGCCTCGGCGACCGCAAAAATCGCGGCCTCGGCCGACGCCACGCTCGGCGCGCTAACGGGCTCGGCGTCGTTGTCTGTCGCGATCACGGCCTCTGGCGAGTTCACGCTCGGCGACCTGGTCGGCGCCGCCTCGGCGGCCGTAAGGGTCGCGGCCTCGGCCGACGCCACGCTCGGCGAATTGACGGGCTCGGCCTCGGCGACGGTTTTGATTGCAGCGACCGGCGCGGGCACGCTCGGCGAACTGGTCGGCGCGGGCGCTGGTACAGTTACCGCGCCGGCCGGCACGACGCCGCCGTCAATTGTCTGGACCGCCTTTAATAGCGGCTCGGGCGATTACGATTTCAGTGCCGAAGACGTCGCCGAGGGCGACGTTATAATGATGGCGACGATTTCGGAATTTGGAAACAACACGACGGGCGGCAATCAATCGGTATTTTCTAAGGGCTGGTCGCTCGCTTATACGAACGGAAATTCGTTCAATTCGACGACGTTCAGCTATCGGATTGTCGACGCCTCTTACTTGCTTTCGCTTGCCGGGGCAGACGCTAGCAACGGCGGCGCGACTTCAATGATCTGGTGCGTTCGCGGCGCCGACCTGTCGCAATTTGCGACGTCGACAAATGCTAACGGGCACCCTGAAATAACCGACACGGGCGTCATAATTCAGGGCAACACAGGCACAAATATCGACACCGCGGCCGGAACCGTCGACGTTGCCGACTCGCTGGTCGTCTCGCTTGGCGTTACGAAGCTTGGGTATTCCGCAAAGACGGCGCCGAGCGGATACACAATCGACGCACAAGGCACCGCGGGCGGGCGTTCCGGGCACATTGCCAGCAAGGCGAATCCATCTGTCGGAACGGAAAACCCTGGCGCATTCTCGGGCGGAAATACTGGCACTTTCCGCGGTTATACTCTGGTAATTGCGCCGGCTTAAAAGGCAAACGCGACCGGCTCGACCGGACGTTTAGCAACACTTGGAAAAGGAGTCCCAAAAATGGCTATCAAACTTTCGGAGGCCGTGCGAAACGCGCGACTAGACGCAATCGAAACGACAATTTCGACCGGCGCAATTCTCAAAATATTCGGCGGCGCATTGCCGGCAAACGTCGCGGCCGCTGATGCCGGCGCGGCGCTTGCCGCCCTTACATTGCCGTCGGATTGGCTCGGCGCGGCGGCGGCCGGCGTAAAAGCAAAAGCGGGCACATGGCAAGACCTAAGCGCCGACGCGACCGGCACCGCAACACATTATCGAATTTATGCGTCGGACGGCACAACTTGCCACCTGCAAGGCACCGTGACGGCGACCGGCGGCGGCGGCGATATGGAAGTCGACAACGTTTCGATTGCGACCGCTCAATCTATCGAAGTTACGGCGTATTCGCTCACTGACGCGAACGCCTAATAATCCGGCTTTGGCCGGCGCCCATTTCAAAAACTTGCGCGCCCTGGGGCAGGCGCTTTCTTAAAAATGGAGTCCTGAAATGCCTACACCAGTTGACGAAATCGGCTTCGACGGCCTGATAATTGCCGTCGGCGACGCCGCCGACCCGGAAGTTTTTACCGCGCGTTGCTCTATGAATAATTCGCGCTCATTCAACCGCTCGGGCGAAACAAAGACCCGCGTTATTCCCGATTGTGATTCGGATGCAACGCCGGGCTTTGTGAATACATACGTTACCAGCCTTTCGGCTGAAGTTTCCGGTTCGGGCGTCATGGAACGCGCCGACGGCGCGTTTTTCTCTGCCTGGTGGGCAAGCGGCGCCTCAAAAAATATCGAAGTTATCGTCGGCGACGTGTCGAACGGCGGCGAAAAGCACTCTTTCGCGGCTCGGCTTACGTCTTTCAACATTAGCGCCGAGCGAAACGACGTAATTAACGCCGAAATCACGCTCGCGTCGCACGGCCCTGTAACAACGGCCGCGCTCGCATAAAATGACGAATAGGGACTCATTCGTTAGAACTGACGGCGTTCATACGGGATATTTTGCCGGCGAACGTCGTCAATTTGCGTTGCCTTTGTTTGGCGAACTTCGCACATTGCAAGACCGTCACGACATGGGCCCGCTAGGCTTTGTGCAGCTATTCCAAAAGGGCTTATGGAAAAGCGACCATATCGTCGACGTTATTAAATTTGGATTGATCGGCGCCGGAACACTGGAAAAAGACGCCGACGAACTGGTGCGCGAAGTTATCCGCTCGGGCCGGCTGTTGCAGTACGCCGGCCTTGCGCATGAAATAATGTTAGTCACGCTCGGCCCGCTCGAAGACGAGGAGCCCGAGCCCGCAAAAAAAAAGCCGCGAAAAGCGCCGGCCAAAAAGGCCTAGCGATAGGGCCTAAAGGGCAAATGCCTTTTAAGGCCATGATAGGCGGCGTTGCTCAAATGGGTTTCGGAATTTCTGAAATGCGCACCTGGTCGCTCTGGGAATACCGGGCGCTAGTCGAAGGCTTCAACGCCGCGAACGCGCCGCCCGAAGAAACCAGCGACGACGCGCCGCCGATTGAGGCGCACCGCTCGCAAGTCGCAAAACTGAAAGCGCAAGGGGTTCTAAAATGAGTGAACGACTCTTGTTGGCGCAAGTTAGTGTCGACATAACGCGGCTTGAACGGGCAATGAAGCGCGCCGGCGTTGTGACCGAGCAAGCGGCCGGCCGAATGGAACAAAAATGGGAAAAGTCGACGCGGCGCATGTCCGCTTCGTCTGACCGTTTTTCCCGTGACGTTCGCCGCTTTGTTGCCGGCACCGCCGTTGCACTCGCCGGCCGCGAACTGATTTCTTACGCCGACCAATGGACTCAGCTAGGCAACAAGGTTGCGGCGGCTGGCGAAGTCTCGAAAATGCAAGGCCGCGGGTTGCTGGAACTCGGCAAAGACGCCGCCGCGGCGCGTTCGAAGGTCGAGCCTTATGTCGACTTGTATTCGCGGCTTTTGCGGGCGTCGGAAGGCGTCGCGAAAAGCGAAGCGGAAGTAGCCAAGGCAACGGGCCTTGTTTCGAAAGCTTTCGCCGCGGGCGGCGCAACGGCCGCGGAAGCTTCCGGCGGCATTCTGCAGTTAGGGCAGGCGCTCGGCTCGGGCGTTCTGCAGGGCGACGAATTGCGCGCGCTCAAAGAGTCCGCGCCGCTTGTCGCAAAGGCGATTGCCGATAGTCTCGGCGTATCGGTTGGCGCGCTTAAAAAGTTGGGCGCCGAAGGCAAGCTTACGAGTAAAGTCGTGTTTAAGGCGCTTCTTGAAGCCGAGGATATGATCGAAGGCGCGTTCGGCGTGACTCTTCCCGTTGCGACCGGCGCGACCTCAATCGCCTTTGACCAGCTAGGCCTCAAAATCGGGAAGTTTCTTGAAGATTCGGGGCAGGTTCGCGCCGGGTCGGAGGCGTTGGGCTCGACCATAGACTTCGTTGCGAATAACCTTGAAGCCTTCGCGAACGCCACAATAATCGCCGGCGCGGCGCTTTCTGGTGCGCTCGGCGCGCAAGTGTTGCTCGCGACGTATAACGGCCTTGTCGCTGTCACGGGCGCAACCCGAGGCCTTGCCGCGGCCATGCTCTTGCTACGTGCCGCGGGCGCCTTCCTGGCGGGCCCTGCCGGCCTGATTATTGCATTCGCGGCGCTCGGCGCCGGCCTTGCGGCAATTGCCGTTCATGCAAAAGCGGCGGGCGATGAATTCAACGATTTGCGAACCGCCGCGACGACGGCCGGCTCGGCGCTAAAAACGTTTACGGAAACGGGTTCGCCGACAATTCTGCAGCAACAGGCCGTCGACCTGTCGGCCATAAAAGAACAATATTACGGCATTGCGGCGGCCGCCATCGCCGCGGCCGAGGCGGAAAAGGAGCGCCGAGTCGAGGCGCTACTCGCCGAGCGCCAACGCGCCTCGGCCGGGCTTGGCGAACTGGAAAAGCGACGCGGAAATAGAAACCTTAAGCGCGCCGGCAATGTGGAAAAGCGCCAAGGGCTGGACCGCGACATAGAACTCGCGCGAAACCTGCTTAACGAATACGACGCCGCAATCGCGGCCGCGGCGAACACGGCGATTCCATCTATTGCCGACCAATTGGCGAGCGGCGCTAAATCGGGCGGCGGCGCCGATTCCGGCCTCAGCGACGTTCAAAAGCAATTACTAAAAAGTCTGCAAGACGCATACAACGAAGCGACCGAATCCGAGTCGCAACAAATCAAGCGCGTTTATGCGGAACGCTTGGCCGCCATTGACGGCGCGAAGCTTTCGCAATCTGTCGCTGACGAAGCGAAGCGCCAAGCGCAAGCCGTCTATTTTGCCGACATGGGCAAGCTTAACGCCGACGCCGAGGCGGCCGCAAAAAAGCGATACGACGAAGACCAGAAACAGGCCGCGCAAGAAATCGACTTCTTAGGGCGGCTCGCGGATTCGCGCGACTATTTGTTCGGCCGCTTTGTGAGCATGTCGGCCCGCGAATACGAAGCGCGCCGGGCTGACATAAACGCGAACATAGAAGACGAAGTAAGACGCGCGGAAGCCTTGGCTATTCTCGCCGAGGAGGAAGCCGAAAACCGGCGCCTAATGCGCAACGACGCGTTTGCGCTCGACGAAAGAAGCGACCCGGAAGCCGAGGCGCAACTAGTTATCGACGCCGAGGCGTTGAAGCTGGAATATTTGCGCGACGCGCTCGAACAAGAATTGATAACGCGGCAAGAATATGCCGACCTAAAAAAAGCGATTGAAGCCGATACCGAAGCCGAAATATTGGCTATTCGCACGGCCTCGGCGCAAGCGCAGTTTTCGGCCTATCAATCGCTATTCGGCGGCCTGGCCGGCCTCGCGGAGGCTTTCGGCGGCAAATCGTCGGGCATTTATAAGGCGCTATTCCTAGCCGAAAAAGCGGCCGCGCTCGGCTCGGCGTATGTGAATATGAACCTAGCCGTTGCGAAGGCGAACGCCTCGGCGCCTTACCCGTTTAACCTGCCGGCGATCACGGCCGCGAAAGTGCAGGGGATTGCGTCGATTGCCGGAATCGCGGCGTCGACCGTCCAGGGCTTCAAGTCGGGCGGTTATACCGGCGACGGCGACCCGAACGCCGAGGCCGGCGTCGTACACCGCGGCGAATACGTTTTCGACGCAAAGGCAACGCGCCGGCTAGGCGTCGACAATTTGCGCGCCATCGCCGCCGGCAACGTCCCGGCCGGTTCAATCCCTGTTGCGAAAAGCGGCGGCCGGATGGGCGGCTCTTTTAGTTTCGGCGACACGGTTTTAACCGTCTCGGGCAATGGCGCCGATGAAATACGCGCCGAACTTAGCGACACGCTCGCCGCGCATCGCGCCGGCATTATTCGAGACGTGCAGCGCAATTTCCCGCGAATGCTCGGCACCGAAAATTCACGAACTACGCCGCGACATGAAAGGGGCCGTCTATGAGCGTTCAGGGGCTTGATTGTCTCGGCATAACCGACGCCGAATTTACGCCGAACAATGTTCAGACCAGCCGGCGCACGAACGCGGGCGGCTCACAGGTTCTTACAACCGGGCTCGGGTTCTGGACGGCAAAACTTCGAATTGAGACACCGACCCGGCAAGCCTTTTCGGTTTGGGATGCATGGGCGACGGCGCGTCAGGCGAGTCGCTATCCCTTCTTGCTCGGCCGGACGTTTCGCAACACGCCGCGCGGCGGCGCCGTGACTGATTCCGGCCTGACATTGACCAGTATAAACGCGGCGGCGGGCACAATCACGCTAGGCGGCGCCGGAACCTACACGGCCCGGATGGGAGATATGATATCTTACAAGACGTCGGCCGGCGGCTATTGGTTAGGAACCGCGCTTGCAAATGTTGTTGCGGCGGGCGGGTCGCTAACAATCCCGGTTTGGCCGATGCCGTTGCCTGCAAACGCGACGCCGAAACCACGCCGAACGTCTGCTTTCGGCGAATTCACGATTTCGCGCGTTCGTAAGTCAGAAACGTTCGAACCGAATTATTTTGAATTCGAAGCCGAGCAAGTGAACCGCACCGCGGCCGATGAAGCTTCGACGTTATCGGCGCCAAATCAGGGCCAGTCGCTCGCCTATGCCGAGACTCTTACACTATGAGCGTTGCCTATGGCGCGCCCGCCGTCTGGTTTGTTGACGTCTTTTTAGACGCGTCAACGCTTCGCGTTTGCAACGCGTTTACCGATATAACCTTCGACGGGAATACATATTCAGGCCTCGGCGCGCGCCTGGTTCCGCCTGGCGATATTGACCGCGCGGCCGACCTGAAAAGCCAAAAGTTCAAGGTTCAATTTGATTCGTCGCGTCAAACCGACGGCGCCGATTTCGTCGGCGTCTTGCTCGACTCGCAATGGCGCCGCCGGCCCGTTCGCGTGCGTTATGCAATCGGCGCGGCCGGGTACGTCTTTTCCTCGCCGTTTGTT